TCATAGATACGCTGACGAATATCATTGTCAGTCATCTCCTTAAAGTAATCCTGCTGGACTAACCAAGCAAAGATAACCATACACATAACAAGGTCATCGTGGAATCCCTCGTCTGCTTCAAATGATTGTTTCTTCTGGATGAATGTAGTCAACTCATTAATAATATCGTAGTCATTAAAGATAAGTTTGTCATCCTCAACAATCTGCTTGAGGTTGGCACATCCTACCTTCTTAACAGTCACACTCATCTTGACACCAAGTTGTGTCTTGTTACCAGAGAATCCCTGCCCAACAATCTGACCAGCACGTCCTCTCATGGCACACATAAGAACGTTGGGATACTCAAGGTCGAAGTTGAGGATAGATGCTACCTGATCTCCGATATCATTTACCTCACAAAGTACCCACGCATTATTATATCCCCTAGCAACATCATTGATGACACTAGGAAATAGCATAGGTTTAATTTCGTTGTTCCTATACTTTGCTACGATACGATATGGAACAGTAGTAATGTCATACACAATGAAAGCAGAATAGTCGCCACCGATGCCACGACTAACGTCTACAGTCATCAAGTATTCTGATTTTTCTTTTGGTTTTTCGTATACATCTAATCCTTTGTTTCTAGTAATAGGTTCTTCAAACACCAGTGCCTTAAGTTTGGCAGCAGAGATTAGTGTATCAACCGATCCTAAGAATTCACACTCAAATTCCTGTGTGAACTGACGTTGGGAAGTGTTTTTAATCGTTTCTTCTTTCCACTTGGCATCCCTACCAGGCACCTGTGACCAGTGTACTTCGTGATAAGTGTATCCGTTTCTGCCGTTAACAGCATCTTGCCACATCTTATAGAAGTGGTTCATACCCTGTGGGGTAGAGATGATAATTACTTTCGTTGATTTACCAGACGTAATAGTAGGATAAACAGAGGCAAAGAACGAGTCAGCAATGTGATTTGGGACGAACGCGAACTCGTCGAGAAAGATGATGTTAAACGACATACCTCGGACAGCACTTGCAGACGTAGAAGCTGCCAATATCTTACTGCCATTTTCTAATTCGATGTTTCCTTTGTTCCATACTACCACACCTTGCTGGATCCACTTAGGTAAGTTTTCATATGCTGTTGCAAGTCTTGCCAAAAGGTCCCTAGCAGTGGATGCTTTGTTCGCTAGGATGCCTATGTTAACGTTGTCATTAAACAAAATATAGTGCAGCAGATAAGAAACAACCGTAGTAGACTTACCAGTCTGTCGAGGTAGTTTAGCAATGTTAAATCTGTTGGCGTGGAACTTCTTGATTAACTCTTCTTGGAAGTCCCACATTTTAAAGGGCACAAGACCTTCATCAAGTGAAACGATCTGTACATAGTTCTTGGTGAAATATACAGGATCTTCTTTACACTTGATATATTCTTGAATCTGATCCTTGGTAAAATCAATCTTTACGTTCGCTTTTTTTAGAAGCGGATTACCAAGATAAATGTCGTCTCCAGCACCCATTACATATTATTCATATGTAACTATTTATTCCACCACTGGGATTCACCCTCTTCATACTTCTCTCCAAACTTGTCTAGGTCTTCCATTCTCTTCTCCCAAGTGTCGCCACCTTCAGCGCCTTTCATGGGATTGATACATTGAAAGTCTCCTAGTTTATTACATACCAGACCAGCAAGATCTTTCTCACTACCCTTTACACCCGTACCAGACCACCGATGTTCTCCGTTGATCCAAGTTGCTCCACACTTAGGGCACTCAGCACGTGACATAGATAAGTCTGAAAATTGACGGTCATCTTCCATTTGGTTCGTTCCGTGGGTTTATTGTATTATAGTCTATCTAGTAAAAAATGGTGTAACAAACGGTTACGTTATGATAAGAATATCACATGTTCTCGAATTTATATTCTAATATCATACGATACATAGAATCTCTTAGATACCACAAATGTTCTTGTTCTCCCCATGGGCGAGCAGGAGAACCCTCCCAAGTTTCAATTCTTTTTTGCACACAATGATGTAGAAGATGTATATCTTCTATGGTTAGGTTGACTGAATAGTCATATTCTAATTCATCGTTTTCCTCATTCATGGGTTATCGGGATCAATGTCTAATTCTTTTAGGTAATCGATCCACCATTGGGGATCTCTCTGCTGCTTCCAGTTAGGAACTGGCAGACCTTGAAGCGAATAGTATTCGTTAATCGCTTCATCGATAGTCTGTGCGATCTCCATATTCCTCTTCTTCTTCATCAACGTCAGCATACGGGTTCTCCACAAAGGGTCCTCGTTTTCGTAGAGGTTCTTTTCGGACATAATCCTGCTCAGCATTAACGGCTTCAATCCAAACAGCAAGTTTCATCACGATGAAAATTATGATGAGGGGTGTAAAACACCCGACTAAGATAACGGGGTTCATTTGTGACTCCTAGAAAAAGGTTCCCAGTGTTCCCAACCATATTTATGGACTAAGTGCATACCTATGATAGGAACGAATACTAAAAAGAACCCCATGACGCCTAAGCACCATGGAGTTTGCATAACTGATCTAACAAAAAGTTGTACGTGACTCATCGTGGATAATCCCAATCGGTCAAGAATTGTGTTTTGTGTACTGGTCCCCACCCACCACGATAGAGATAAGGAGTAGTACGAACGGGACAACTGTCACCAGTACAGAGAAGATCATCAACGATTCTCCATGACTCCATGACTTCATCAGCGTGTACAAAGTGGGACTGGTCCCCATTGATAGCATCAAAAAGAAGTTTCTCATAACCATCTATCGCTCTGTCTTGTGGATAAGCGTGAGTTAATGTTGCTGTTTCTACGCTATCATTCAGTCCAGGACTTTTGATATCCATCCTAATATCCAAATGAGGATTAGGCTGGAGACGCATAACAATCCTATCGTTATATTCGTGTCCATCAAATAATTGTTGTGGTGGTGCTTTCATTTTAATTACTACTTCTACACACTGGTATGGTAGTTTCTTACCTGTCATTACGTTAAAAGGAACTCCTTCCCAACGCCAGTTATCGACGAATAGAGTGCCAGCAAAATAGGTAGGAGTACCACTGTGAGGATGAACGCCCTCTTCATTACGGTAACCATCGTACTGTCCAAGAATAATATTCCCGCTCATTCTAGTAGCGGCGAGAACTTTTGTCTTTTCACGTCTGAGTTCCCTAGCATTTAATTTGCTAGGGGGTTCCATGGCAATCAACGCTAGAACTTGAAGAATGTGATTCTGTAGCATGTCACGTACAGCACCAGCAGTCTCATAGTATTGTGAACGACCTTCACAACCGATAGTCTCGGAAGCAAAGATTTGAATCTCTTCTACATACTGGCGGTTCCAAAGTGGTTCCAACAGAATATTACTAAACCTAGTAGCAAGTATGTTATTAACAGTATCTTTGCCGAGATAATGGTCAATGCGATATACTTGTTTTTCCCGTAGATTTCGCTCCACCACAGACTGTAGATTATCAGCAGATTTATAATCGTGTCCAAAGGGTTTTTCGATAACCACCCTGGAGTGGTCTGGGTCGTCAAGTCTTCCTGATTCTTTGAGGTTTTGAATGGCATTAGCATACCTCTCTGGTGGCACGGATAGAAAATACGTATTGTCGTGTAGGTAATCAGGAAGGTGAGAAAGAGTATCAACATTGTCCAGATCTGCAGAAACGTAATCTAGGTGATGGAAGAACTCTTCTGGGTATTCTCCAAGAGATTCTTTCCACATTTGTGCTGTTGGTGCTCGTCTGGCACATCCTGTAATCAAAAAGTTATCTGGAAGAAGTTTTTTCTTCCAGAGTTGATAGAGAGCAGGGATTAGTTTCTTCTTACACAGATCACCTGTGGCTCCGAAGATAACAATACCCCTAGTGAGCTGTCCCGTTTCCGTCATATTTGTCTGATTCGTAATAGTTATTTTCACCTTTTCGGTGCCCGAAATATATTGTGGATAATACAAAGGTTATTGCTGCCCAAAGTAAGACATCAGCGAACGT